ACCTGAATCTGGTCTTACTACTAACCCATCAGTTACAGCTGGAGCTATTCCAGCTAAGGTTAATGCGCCTACACTAGGTGTTATAACGGTGCTACCAAATACGTGTGGTGCTTCACTTGCTATGCTTACTGCTCCAACCAGTGGAGTTTTAAATATATTATTCTGTTGTACAACTTGAGGGGCTATCCCCTGCAATGTAAGTGCACCTACTCCTGGTATCGCTATATCCCCATCTAGGGCTGTTGGTGCTACACCTGCTAAAGTTAATGCTCCTACGCTCGGTGTTATTCTTGTATCTTCTATTGTACTTGGTGCTATTCCAGCTAATATCGCTGCTCCTACACCCGGAGTAATTACGTTACTTCTAACTAAACTTGGTGCTACTCCAGCCAATGCTAGAGCCCCTACTCCAGGGGTTATTACAACACCATCTAATACTATTGGCGCTATTCCTGATAAAGCTAATGCACCTACACTGGGGGTGATCTCAACTTCAGTCATGCCCCAAGGGCCTGAACTCCAGGTACTTCGTCCCCAGCCGGTAGCCATTACTAGCTCCTTATGTTAAGGTAAATATGCCAGTAGCAGCGGGTAAAACAGTTAAAGTGTTAGGGCTAGTTACAGTAAATTGAGAACTAGATAACTGACAGAAACATAAAAGTTTACCTGCTCCTGCTCCAGTAGAGTTACGTAAAATTGCATACCTAACATTAACTAAGTTAGCTCCAGAAGCAGTAAATGCTAAACCCACTGCGGACATAGTAAACTTCTGCTGTTTAGCTGAAGCTCCTGTTACCCACTGAGCTGTAGCTGGTACTAAGTTTCTACCACCTGTAGCATAACCACCTGCCGCTGCAACTTCATTTGTCACAGATGCGTATGTACTCAAAGTAAATGTAGAAGCATTACTCGCCGTTTGAGCTAAAACCATTTTAAAAACACCGGCACCTAACGTTATGGTACCATTACCTATATATTTTTTGGCACTGTTGTATAGTTGCCATGCTGTTGCTGCCATGTTAAATCTCCTTAATATCGGCGTATGATGCGCCGGATTCTAAAATATGATGTAATAACCCACCATAGATTGCTAACTCAATTTCATCGCCTAACATTTTAATTAGGTCAATAAACTCTTGGGCCTGCGATACCATCCAAGGGTTACAGTTAAATACTTTCCCGCTCACGTTTACGGGCATAACTAACTGTCCATCATTTTCTTCTTGTTCATATGCGTGATGCATTTCGTCTTCACTTAAACAGGAGTCGCACCCAAATAAATGAAATCTTTTAAATCCTAACATTCTAAACAATGGTATAGCTCTTAACAATACAGTCGATCCTCCTGGAACTGACCACCATGTTTTATATTGCTCATCTAGTATATCTTTTAATAAGTCTGCTTGCGTATGCCATATATAAGTTCTATCTTTTGGCAAGCCCTCAAATACACTAGGGTTACATTGTGAAGCTATAAAGTATTTACAATCCTCTACTACAGGTTTTGTAAACCTCGCATTAAACTTTCTTGCATCTACCATGACCATAGCAGAAGGAGTTAAACCATTATCTAAACACCAATTATAGGCGTTATTAATAGTTATAAGTTTAACACCTTTTGCCCTCAATTGCTTTATTTTTTCTATATGTTGTGGTAAGGATGGTCCTCCTCCTACAATCATAACTTCAATCTCGTTAGTTGGATGTGGCTCTACTTGTAAATAATCTTGCTTTATATTGTGTTCTACGTTTTTCTTTATCTCATCATCAGTTGTATTTACAGTACCTGCATCAACTACTTCTTCTCCTGTTGCCCAATTACTTACATAAAACAAACAAGTGTTATCTGTCTGTTGAGACCAATGTATTACACATTTATGGTCTTTGAGTTTTTTAAGCCACCACTCATATGGGTGCACACTCAAATGTAGCTTATGTCCTACTAACACTCCTGCTTTATCATCAACTGTAGATATTTGAAAAAATACATGTTGGCAAGCAGATAAGCAATTCTCTATAACTTGATCTACATGATGGGGTCTTATATGTTCCATCACATCAGTACAAAAACCATAAGCTGCTTGAACAGGTAGAGGTTGAGACAAATCAGCTTCTACAAATCGCAACGCATGCTTCTGTGTTTCTAACATTGGGACTATATCTTCATCTAAGCAGTTATCTGCAAAGTCAACCATAGTCACATCTAGTCCACCAAAGAACGCTAGGTTTAATCCACCTCGTCCTGTACCACAACCTAAATCTAAAACTGTAGCACCTTGTTTAGGTTTAGCCTGTTTTAAAAACTCATGGGCTATTTTTTCACCAGGAGCAACTTGTCTATACTCTGGTTTATCCCACATCATTTTATATAAATCTTTTTCTAATGGTCTTACTTTATCTACTGTTACTTCTGGTGCATCCGCTATAAGCGATGAAAATCCTGTCATGTTATTCCTTTTTATTCAAATCGTATAAGTGCTTCTGTTGCGTTATCTGGTGGGAATGTTACATTAAATGTATTATTATTTGCCGTCACATTACTACCAAAATCTAAAACAGCTACGGTGTATTTTAAGCCATTACCCCCAGTATTTCTATATATTACAGCTCCTCTTGCGGTAAATGTAGATGATGGCCAAGAAGTATTGCCAAAACTAACATACCCTACTACGGGCTCAAAAGAAAATCCAGGATCAGCCACAACTAAATTATTCCCTCCTGCTGTATACCCTGCACCTACTACTTCATTAGTAGTGCTATAAACTGTATTTGTATTACCTGGACTTAAGTCTGCTGCATCAGTATAAAGTGCTATCTTATATGTTTGAGAATCACTAAAATCTAATTCACCTGTTAATACTAAATACTTTAATCCTGTTGTTGCGCCTTGTATTATTGAAGCCATTAGACTGCACTCCCTCTTCTACCTTTAACCGGTATTCTAGTTTGGCCACTACGATAAGCATCGCGAGTATTCTTACCTTCTCCTAATCTAGTTAGTTCTGCCATAGCTTGATTATATCTATTAGTGTAGTTTGCTATTGTTTCTGGGTCGGCTTTGAGGTACGCAGCTGCTTCCAACAATGAACCATAAAGTAATACGGAGCTATAATTATCTCCCAGCCAAGACGTACCGCTAGCGGCAGTAGTAATAGACTCAGGATAAAAAAAGTAATGAAGCTCAGCACCATAAGCTTTATCAGGTGTAGGACCGAGTATAAATGTTGTATCATCGAAGACAGCATAATATTGTGGTTTTCCGTAGTGAGCTGAATCAGTATCAGGAAATGATTGCCTAATAAAGTTAACGTCTTTATTTATAAGAAAAGTATACTCATTAGTTGTATTATCAATAGCCGCTAAACTATAAGTAGCTAGCCAATCCTCTGGTACATTTAAATACTTGTTTGCAAAGTTAATAGTACCTGTATCATTTCTTCTTAAGTCTGGAAGATTAACCCCATTAAAAATTCTGTTTTCAGCTTGAGTTATAAACGTGTTTACATCTACTGTAGAGTATTCATCTTCAGTATACGATTGTATTTGTGCGACTAATTCAGTATAAGTCATTGCTTATCCTTACGCCATAGGACCGCGAGCTTTAGTGCCTTTAGTTGCTGCGCCATTGCCACGAGTTACTACGCCTGTTGTCTTAACATTTTTCTCTGGGTATCCAGCAAAATTAGGTACAGGTACATCTTGAGGTTGTGCAAACCCATCTACCATTTTTGGTTTTCTTTCTTGATTTTCTTTAGCCATTTCTTTCTCCTAAGTTATTGTTATTGTAACAGTTCCTACTACTCCTGAACTCACTAAATTATTTCCAGTAAACTCATTAGCTGGAGGTCTTGCTCCACCAACAGGTTCCCATCCCCATTGTATATCTCTTGACCCAGTTACGTTGTTGTCATTAAAACTCTGGTCAGGTCTTGGATCTCGCACTGCTTGAGGATCTTCTACTGGATACATCCCCTGCATATTCTGTGGTTGATCTGGGTTCCAACACTCTTTACAAGCTTTAACATTAGTGTTAGTTTTTCTTACATATAAATCTTTTAATTCTCTAAGCTTAAACTGAAAACCACAAACATCACAGTCAGCTATTGCATTCTTATTAGTTGTATACCTATTGCTCATTACTTACCTTTAAGATAGTTCCTATCCACAATAACCATACCACCTTCTTCCATCATATTAGATCGTTTTTTTATTCTTTCTTTCATCAAATCTATAGACCGTTCATTACCTCGATCATTTCTTTTTCTTGTGGAAATTGCAGGAGCAGCTGGATTACGAGGTTTTTTACCAAATTTACTTCCTCTTCGAGGTGGCTGAACTAACCCTGGTGAAAATTCAGGGCGACGCCTAGCTTTCTTTTTCTTCTCTAGTTTGTCTTTTAAATGTTTTTTAACTTTTTTCTCAAGTTTAAATAAAGGGTTAGTATCTAAAAATTTCTTTTTTACTTTATCTTCAGGTGAGCCTTTTTTAATCTTTGGTACTGATCCACCTTCTTCCATGTATCCCATTTTGTTGCGCACAGGTGTAGGTAACTTTCCTAAACTTTTCTTTTTATTTGCTGGTACTTCTTTCATCTTAATCTCCTATACGTATGATGTTCTTGGTGCTATGGTTAAAGTTGCTTTTTCTCTGTCCTCAGTTGAAGCGAGTAGCCACTGCTCTTCATATTCTGATTTTAAAAATTGTACTCTGTCTCCAGCTTCTGGAATCTTAAGCGATAAATAATAAGCTAACCCTGCTACCATGCATGGTAAAA